TAATAATAAATCAGTAATAAGTGGACATGCAGCAGTATTTGATCAAGTAACTAACATTTGTTGCTGTTTTGATGAGGTAATAGAACGTGGAGCTTTTAATAAAACAGATTTTACAGACGTTTTGTTAAGTATTAATCACGATTTAGATGATATTCCACTAGCTCGAAGTAGAAATAATAATGTTAATTCGACATTGCAATTACAGGTCGATGATATCGGCTTATCTGTACGTGCAAACTTAGATGTAGATAACAATACAGATGCCAAAAGCTTATATAGTTCAATCTCAAGAGGAGATATGGATGGTATGAGTTTTATTTTTTACGTATCTGAAGAAAGATGGGAAGGATTAGATACTGAAATGCCAACAAGGCATATTGAAGCAATAGACAAAGTACTGGAAGTATCTGTTGTAAGCTTTCCAGCTTACACTGGCACTGATATAGCTTCATCAAGAGATAGTGAAACACTGGATAGTGCAAAAATTGCATTGGATAATGCAAAATCTCAAAAACTGGATAGTTCAAAAGGTGGAGAAAAAAGAAAACTGGATTTAGAAATTCAAAGATTATTAATACAAATAAAATCAAAATAATAGGGAGACGTGAAATTAAATGAATAAAAAGAAATTATTAGCATTATTAGCAAAAAAAGAAGCAAGAAAGACAACTTTAGTAACAAAGTCAACAACTACAGAGGATATTGCAGAACTTAGAAGTATTAATGCTGAACTTGATGGGTTAAATTCTGAAATTGAAGAATTTAAAGGCATGATTGCTGAAATTGAAACAGAAGAAGCTAGAAGTGCAGGTCAAACAGATCCTAATGTTGCAGGTATGGCACCAGCAGCAGGAACAGAATTAGAAAAAAGAGGCACGAAACCAGAAGGCCAATTAAATCCACTAGATACTTTTGGATTAACTGGTGGAACTAAGCAAACAGATCAAAGATCAGAGATGGAAGCCCTTAAAACTAAATATGAAACAAGAGGCCAAGATTTAAAGGATAAGAAAAAGGTAACTTATGATATAAAAACTGAATTACCTATTGCACGATCAATTACTCTTGCATCTTCTAACCTTGTTGTTCCTGGTCAATTCAGTAATACATTGAACCCAACATTTAATCAAGTTTCTTCAATTGTAGATTTAGTACATGCTATACCAATGATGGGTGGAGAAACATATACGAAGGGATTTAAGAAACCAATTACTGATGCTGCTGATTACACACCAGAAAATACCATGTATAAAAATACTGATTCGGTATGGGATAAAGTCACAATAGCAAAGACTTTTATTACGGATTACACCGAAATTTCAAAGCAGTCTATAAAATTACCTAATATAGATTATCAGTCACAGGTTGGTACAGACTTAAGAAACACATTAAGGAGAAAATTAGCAAGAGAGATACTTATTGGTGATGGTACTGCTGGACATCTTGTAGGTATTTTCAACGCACCTGTAAATATTATTCCACTAGAAAGCGATTTAGCTATTACCGCAATTGATAAAGATACTTTAGATGAAATAGTATTTGGATATGGTGGGGATGAGGATGTAGAAGGAACTGCGTATCTAATACTTAGCAAAAAAGATTTAGCCGCATTTGCAAAAATAAGGACTGATCTTGGAACTAAGCTTTACAAAATTGTAGTTAATGGTAACACAGGAACTATAACATCAGATGATAGTTTCTCTGTTAATTATGTATTAAATAGTGTTTGTCCTGTACTCTCAGATGTTGCAACTGCAACAGCAACTTATTGCATGGCTTATGGAGTTCTACAAAATTATGAAATGCCTGTATTCTCAAACATTGACGTTGAAATGAGTACTGATTATAAGTTTGGTGAAGGTATGGTTGCATACTCAGGTGATGTATATGCTGGTGGTAATGTAGCATCTTACAAAGGCTTCATGAGAGTCAAAAAGACAGTTTAATAATAAGTAGGGGATATCCCCCTACTTTCTACTTTATCATGTAGGTGGTGTTAATAATGACTGATGAAGGGTTATTGGTAGAATGTAAAAAAGGTTTAGGTATGCCAACGACTGTTAATAATTTTGATGGACCGTTAACCCAAAAGCTATTGGCAGTAAAAATGTATATGTCTGGATCAGGAATATCAAACACAATGATTGATAGTGATTTAGCAGTTGGAGCTATTGTTATGGGTGTAATAGACATATGGAATGTAGAAGGTGGAGGGAATAAGTTTTCTCCACTTTTTTATGATTTTTTAACACACCTTGCAATAAAAAGTGAGGTGGGTTTAAATACTTAAATTTGTTCTTATGTCAACAGCAATTAGAATACAAATAAAATCTGACTTAGATCCGGAAACAGATGATGATGGCTTCCCAATTGAAAAATGGGTAGATGTTATTGATGAAGATATACTTTGTGAATGGAAAAACTGGAAAAGCAAAACTGGCGCTGAAATATATCAAGCTGATGCTTTAAAAGCAAAAGAAATAGCATTGCTACGATTATGGTATATACCTGGAATTGATGCAACATGTAGAATTGTAAGAGTAGAAGACAGTGCTATATTTGATATTATTAATATAGATGATGTAGATAATAGACATATACAGTTTGAAATTCAAATCAAAAGATTTGTAGAAGGGTAAGTGAAGTAATGGTTATCTGTGATGAATGTGAAAAAGAATTTGAAGTGAAAGCAAGTACTAAAAAACTTACAAATGGAATATCAGAGACTAGTTTTAAATGTCCACATTGCAAGAAAAAATATATTTCTTATTTTACTAATAAAGACATAAGAATTAAACAGAAAAATATTAATAAATTATGGGAAAAATACAGAAAAGCTAGTGATGATGAAGAAGTGGCTGAAATGGTAATTAAAATAAGGACTATGAAAGCTAGTATAAAAATTCTCATGGATAATTTAAAGATTAAAATGTTAGGTGCCCAATAAGGGTGCCTTTTATTTGCTCAAAATTGAGGTGATTTAAATGGCTACATTAGAAGTAAAAGGGATGCAAGAGCTATTAGATAAATTAACCAAGTTAGGGAAAAAAGGTAGCAGAATTGAAAATAAAGCAATACTAGCAGCCGCAAAGCCTATTTTAGATGCTGCAGTAAGTACAAATGCTTTTCGAGACAGAACTGGAAAAGGTAGAGCAGGATTAAAAATAAATAGAGTGAAAAGTAAGGGAGATACCAAAACAGTTTTGATTGGGATAGAAAAAGGTGACATATCTGAAATATTTTATATGAAGTTCTTGGAATTTGGAACTTCAAAAATGTCGGCAAGACCTTATTTAGGACCCGCATATGAAGCACATAAAGCTGAAGCTATAGAAATTATAAAGTCAGAGTTTAAAAAGGGGTTAGGAATATGAATGATATTATTGATGCCCTTAAGGATGTAGGTGTACCAGTAAAGTTTCAAACATATCCAGGAAGTGCTACTACTTATATTACCTTTTTTAATTATTTAGAAAATGTCGAAAGTTATGCGGATAATGAAAAGGCTTCTGAGGGGTACTACACTCAGGTCGATGTGTGGTCAAGCGGTAATTATAATGTTCTTGTTAATAGTGTCAAGACAGCTTTAGAACTTGCTGGATTTTCAATAACATATATTACAGAAATTTATGAGAGTGAGACAAAAGTTTTTCATAAAATTATTAGAATTTTTAAATTTGAGGAGGTTTTTTAAATGTCAGGAGAAGCAATAGTAAATAGTGCAACCACAGGCGTAAAAAAACTAGTTTATGCTATTATGACAGATTCAGTATTAGAAACATATGGAGCGGTGAAGCCAGCACCACCACTTATAAATATTAAAGTAGCACCAAAAGTAGATGTTGCTACACTTTACGGTGATGATCAAGCGGTAGAGACAGCAACAGTATTAGGAGATATTCCAGTAGATTTTGAAACACAAGACATGCCTTTGGAAGTTCAAGCAGATTTTCTAGGGCACATTCTTGATCCAACGACAGGAACTTTGACTTATAACGTTAATGATATTGCACCTTACCTTGCATTAGGATATGAAAGAACTAAAGGAAATGGTAAAAGTAGATATGTATGGCTATTAAAAGTTAAGTTTCAAGAAATTGATGAAGAAGCAAAAACAAAAGAAGATAAAGTTGCGTTTCAGACACCTACAGTTAGTGGACTTGCAATTGCTAATAAAGATGGTGATTGGAAGAAAGCAGCTGATGATGATACAAAAGGCACAGCAATAGTAGGATTTTTAGATACAGTCGGTGGAGGACCAGTAGGATAAAATAAAAGGGGTTAATTCCCCTTCTATTATTAAAAAAATTGGAGGTATTAAATGGAAATAAAATTAGATATTGTAACAGGTAAAGATGAAAAAGGTGAAGACATTATAAAAACAAATACATACGTAGCCAAAAACCCTAAAGCACGATTGGTAAGAAGAGTACTTGAAATAGAAAAAGAATATGATTTTAATCATTTTACTCCGGACTCATTAGATGTAGCCGTAGATTTTATATGTGAAATATATAAAGATAAATTTACAAGGGATGAACTCTATGAAGGACTTGACTCAGATAAATTACTTTTAACTTATCGTAAATCTGCAGACGAGATAATAAATGGTGTTACAAGCAAACTCGCTACATTTCCCACCGAGTAATAATAAAAATGCAATAAAATTAGACTTAATTGATTGGCTCAAAGAAATATATTTAGGCTTATTTAATGATGGCTGGAAATTAAATGATATAGACGAAATGGATATATTTTATTATCTTGATTTAACAAGCTATGATGCTAACAAAAAAGTTAAGTCTGATATAAAAATGCTTGATGATGCAGGATTATAAAATTTAAATAATGAAATTTAGAAAGGCATCCGGAAGGGTGTTTTTATTTTGTCGTCCGAAAGGAGGAAAATATATGGCAGAAGACATAGGAAATTTAGGAGTTTCTATTGGAATGGATGCAACAGGATTTCAATCAGGAATTACAACAATAAATAGAAATCTTAAAACTTTAAATAGTGCATTTAAAATGAACACTAGTGAGATTGGATTAAATGGGACAGCACTTGATAAGTTGAAATTAAAATCAAGTAACCTTGGAAGCGTAATGAGCCAGCAACAAATGAAAGTAAATGCGATAGAAGCAGCTTATAACAGGAGTGCTACAGCAACTGGGAAAGACTCAGCAGCTACTCAAAATTTAGAACAAAGATTGAATTATGCAAAAGCCAGTTTATCTAATATGGGAAATGAACTTGCTAAAACTAATGCGCAAATAACAACACAAAGTAGTAAATGGACCACACTAGGAAATTCTTTAACTGCAACAAGTGAAAAATTAAAAAAGATTGGTAGTACAACAACTGATGTTGGGAAAAAGTTATCTGTAGGAGTAACAGCACCATTAGTTGGAATAGGAGTTGCAGCAGTTAAAGCTGGTATGGATTTTGAAGCTAGTATGTCAAATGTATCCGCAATGAGTGGATCTACTGGTGGAGATTTAAAAAAGCTTAATGACCAAGCCCTACAACTTGGACAAGATACGGCCTTTAGTGCAAAACAAGCAGCAGATGGAATGGCTGATCTTGCTTCTGCAGGTTTTAGTACTGAGGAAATTATACAATCAATGCCTGGATTATTGAGTTTAGCTGCATCAGGTAATATAGATGTAGCAACTGCAAGTGATATAGCCGCAAGCGCAATAAGAGGATTTGGCTTGCAGGCTTCACAAACTGGACATGTGGCAGACGTATTAGCACAAACTGCAGCAGGTACAAATGCAAATGTAACAGATTTAGGAGAAGCATTAAAGTATGCAGCTCCACCAGCCGCCGCATTAGGGATAACAATAGAAGAAACTAGTGCAGCAATTGGATTAATGTCTGATGCTGGGATTAAAGGATCAGATGCAGGAACCGCATTAAGAACTGCATTTGTAAATTTAGCAAAGCCAACGACAGAATCAGCAACAGCGATGAAACAAATCGGTTTTAATGCTTTTGATGCTCAAGGTAAAATGTTACCCTTTGCAACTGTAATTAGTAAACTGCAAAACTCTACAAAAGGATTAACGCAAGAACAAAAGTTGAACGCATTAACAACTATATTTGGGAAAGAAAGTTTATCCGGAATGTTAGCAGTAGTTAATGCTAGTCCAGGTAAATTACAGTCTTTAGAAACAGCACTTAAAAATAGTGATGGAGCTGCTGCAAAAATGGCGGCAACTATGCAAGGAAATGCAAAAGGCAGTATTGAGCAAATGATGGGAAGCTTAGAAACTGCGGGAATTAAGATTGAACAATCAGTTGCACCAACTATAAAAGAAATAGCGGGTGATGTTGAAAACTTAGCAAATAAATTTTCGAATTTAAGTCCAGCTGTTCAAGGTACCATAATAAAAACAGCGTTAGTAGTGGCAGCAATCGGACCTGTTGTAACGGTTGTTGGAAGTTGTATTACTGCAGTTGGGTTTATAACTGGTGGACTTGGAACATTAAGTATAGCAATGGGATTAACGACAGCAGCAACTGCAGCAACTGGCGTGGCAGTAGCAGAAACAGGAATAGCAGCAGTAGGAGCAAGTACTGGAATTGGGGCAATAGGATTAGCACTTGGAGCAGCATTATTACCTGCACTACCTTTTATAGCAGCAGGGGTAACAATAGTAGCTACAGGAGTTGCAATAAATCATGCTATGTCACAGCAAGCAACACCAGCAGTAAATTTATTCGCTGACAATGTAACAACAAACGCAAATAAAATTGGACTATCAAATGATGCTATAGGAAATAGTTATGGAAATACAGTAACTAAAATATCTGCAGGTACAGCAAAAGCGGTAGGTGCTTATTTGGATTTAAGTAATAAAGCACAACAAGCATTAACAACTTTATTTGTAAATGGTACAGTTATTACTAATAAAATTTCAACTGGTATGATTGCACAATATAAAGTTATGGGAGATACAATAAAAGCTGGGATGGATAAACATAATACTGATGAAGTTACTGCTATGCAAACATTCTTTAACAAAAGTAGTGTACTTACTAAAGGTGAAGAAGCAAAAGCTATAGGTGTTGAAAATACTAATAATGCAGCTAAGAAAGCAGCAGTTGATACAGCTACAAAACAAATAGATACAATATATCAAACAGCAGCCACTCAACATAGGACAATTACAGCAACGGAAGCAGCACAGATTGCTACAATTAATGATGGAATGAAAACTAAGGCAGTAAGTGCTTTATCGGAAACAGAAATACAAGCAAAAGTTATTGAAGCAAGAATGAAAAGTTATGGATCTAATATTACAGCACAACAAGCAGGCGATATAATTAAAAATGCTAATACTCAGAGAGACGGAACTATAAATGCAGCTAATACTCAATATAGTAAAACAGTTGCAGCAATAATAAAAGCTAGAGATGAAAGTCATTCAATCACTGCAGATCAAGCTCAAAAGCTAATTACTGACGCTGGGAAACAAAGAGATGGAACCATTTTAGCTGCACAAACACAGAGATCAGAAGTAGTTAGTAAACTTACTGCAATGAACTCTGATATAACCAGTGGGGTAGATACAACTACGGGCAATATGCTGACTAAATGGCAGGCATTCGCTAATTGGTGGAATAGTTGGGTACCAGCGATTAAAAACTTTGTTACGACTCAGACCACAAACCTAGTAACCGCAAGCCAAAATAATGCAGCAGTAACAACTGCTGGGAGCATGAAATCAAGAGCAAATGCTTCAGGCAATAATTCCTTTGAAGGTGGATATACAACATTACATGAAAAAGGATATGAAGTATATAATTTACCCTCTAAAACTAAAATTTATAACCATGATGCGTCCGAGGATTTAGTTTTAAAAACTGCTCAGGCCGTAGCTGAAAGTGTATTAGCAAGTTCACAAAATAATAGCAGTAGTAAAAATCAAATTCCAATAACTTTTGATCATGTAACTATAAATGGATATCCCGATCTTAAAAAAGTAATTAGAGATATATATAATATTGAAAAAAATTATAATGCTGGGATAGGGGGAACTTAATATGTTATATACACCGCTTAATTTTACTTTTAAAAATACTTGTAGCTTAGATGTGAAAAACATACGTGTTTTAGATAGTTTCCCTTTACCAGAAACACCAAGTAGACGTGTAGTTAAATCAATGATTGCTGGTAGAAGTGGAGATCTTCGTATAATTGAACATGATGATAGTGGGCAAG